CACATTGACTTTGAGAACAATGACTGGTATGGAGAAGTAGTACAGACAAATGATTTTGTCTCTCCAGCGGGCATCAAGATGTTCATGGATAAAATTACCAAAGCAGAAATTAAACCACGCGACTATCAGTATCGCGCAGTTTATGAAGCTATTAAATACAACCGTAAACTATTACTTTCGCCTACGGGCAGCGGTAAGAGTCTGATGATCTATTCCCTCGTCAGATACTATACTGCTACCAACAAGAAAATTCTGATCATCGTCCCTACTACGTCCCTCGTAGAACAAATGGTCAATGACTTTAACGATTATGGGTGGAATGCTGACGAACATGTGCATAAAATTTATTCGGGCAAAGATAAAAATACTGATAAACCAATCATTATTTCCACCTGGCAATCCATCTACAAATTCCCCAAGAGATACTTTGATGACATTGACTGTGTTATCGGTGATGAAGCACACCTATTTAAGTCAAAGTCCCTAACGGGCATCATGACTAAACTGCACAATGCTAAGTATCGTTTTGGATTCACTGGTACTCTAGACGGAACCAAGACTCACAAGTGGGTGCTTGAGGGATTGTTTGGAGACTGCGAGCGTGTAACTAAGACAGATGATTTAATCAAGTCAGGTTACCTTTCTAAGTTTAGGATAAAAGTTCTACTTTGTAAACATGCTCCTCAATATTTTGAATCATATCATGACGAGATGGAGTATCTCGTGGAGCATACTGGTAGAAACAATCTAATCAAGAATCTAGTTAATGACTTAGATGGTAATACTTTGCTGCTTTTCAACTATGTAGAGAAGCACGGTGAACCATTGTATGAATTAATAAATAAGACCATAGACCCTGAACGAAAAATCTTTTTTGTTCACGGCGGCACTGATGTAGAAGATAGAGAAGAAGTTCGTCAAATTACTGAGACGGAAAACAACGCTGTTATTATTGCTTCTTACGGCACCTTCTCTACAGGTATCAACATCAAACGATTACACAATATTATATTTGCATCACCAAGCAAGTCTCGGATCAGAAACTTACAAAGTATTGGTCGTGTTCTTCGTAAAGGTGAGGGCAAAGATATCGCAACCTTATACGACATTGCCGATGACATCGGCGGACAGAATTACACACTTCGTCATTTGAATGAGAGAGTCACCATTTACAATGAAGAGAATTTCAAGTATGAGGTTATAAAAGTCAACCTTAGAGCAAACTAAATGGAAGAAGAATTTTATGCGACAATCAAACTAGTCACTGGCGAAGAACTTGTATCTAAGGTTTGCTACATGCCAGACGAAGATAGTTTGATTCTAGAGAACCCTCTAGAAGTAATTCCAATCGAGCAACAGAAAAACAAACTACAGGTAAATGGATTCACTCTGGTTGAATGGATCAGATCTACATTCGATCAGATGTTTATCTTACCTAAACAACATGTACTTACCATTTCTGAAACAGATAAAAAAATAGAGTCCTTCTATAAGAGGACTCTAAAAAAACTCAACTCAGGAGTCGATGGTAGTCAGTTCACTAGAAAGATGGGAAGACTAGGTTCAGTCAGTGAAAACCGTAAGTTCTTAGAGAAGTTATATAAGCTATAAGTTCCCTTGAACCCTTGACAGAGTTATTGTACTGATATTTCTGAGGAATGTCAAGCTCTGTTGACACTTCAAGACGCGAGTGTTATAATAAACAAGCGTCTAAAGTATTCGATGTGGCAATACAAGGAATGACAAGAAAGAAAACAGAGAACTATGTAAACAACAAAGAGTTCCTTGAGGCAATCACTATCTATCGTAATAGTGTGATTGAAGCAAAAGAGAATGGTCAACCTCGACCAAGAGTGCCCAATTATATTGGAGATTGCTTTCTTAAGATTGCAACGCACCTATCTTATAAACCAAACTTTGTCAATTACATGTTTCGGGAGGACATGATTTGCGACGGCATTGAAAACTGCCTGCAATATATTGACAACTTCGATCCTAACAAATCGAAGAATCCCTTCGCATACTTTACGCAAATCATTTACTACGCATTCCTCCGTCGTATCCAGAAAGAGAAGAAGCAACTAGAAATCAAAAATAAAATTCTTGAGAAGTCTGGTTATGATGAAGTGATGCATACAGATTCATACACTGGTGATATGCAGGGAATGAATGCCTCTCATTCTGACATGGGCACCATTAAAGAAAACATTGAAACGAGGATGAATAGATGACTACTAGACAATTCGTGAGCAGCAAAGGTGAAACTTGGGAGTGGGAAGAAACTCCTGAGGTCCTTGCAGCACTAGAGAAACTTCATGCGAATGCAAAGATCATTAGTGATCTTGAAAAGGAAGCATCTGATTATGGAGTTGGTAAGTGAGTGGAGATTATGAAACCTATGAATGGTACGACACACCATATGGAGAATTCCGTGTCGAACAGAAACGCTTTGGAACGTGGTCTAGCTATGGTAAGGATGGTACGCCGTTCATCACCGCACTTACGAAAGAAGTTTGCATTTCAGGAACGAGATTCCACTTGGAAGGTGTCGCTACTAACTGGGAAAACTGCAGGACTTCCAAGCCTTTTGATGGAATCGTTGGAGGAAAACTATGAAGAAAGTTGAAAACAATGTGCAACTTATCCAGAGGTTCACTAAGAGAACCAAACAACTCCAAGAGAGGAAGGATGAATTGCAAGCATCTTATGACGAGTATGTTAAAATAGAGAGAGATCTTGCTAGACTAGAAGGGTCTCTCCAGACAGTATTCTATATTGAATATGGTACACTGCCTGGTGATGGTAATCACGATGGAATGAAAGATCATACTCCTCATGAAAATAGCACTGATAACTGATCAACATCTAGACGGACGGAAAGGCAACATCCACTTCTGGAATTTCTTTCAGAAGTTTTATGATGATGTCTTTTTTCCGACTCTAGAGAAAGAAGGCATTGATACTATCATTGATCTGGGTGACACCTTCGACAATCGTAAGTCGATGGACTACAACACCTTCAATAGAATCAGTGATAATTATTTCAGTCGCCTCAAGGACTACACTGTACACATGATTCTTGGTAATCACTGTACATATTATAAGAATACAAACCGCATCAACTCACCAGAGTTGCTGCTTGACTCTTACGACAACATTACCATCTACAGTGAACCTACCGAACTAGAACTAGGTGGTAGGACATTCCTGATGATGCCCTGGATCAACCAGGAGAACCGTGAGCAAGCAGTTGAACTGATTCAGAAAGGTGGAGACATCATGGTCAGTCACATCGAGATTGAAGGGTTTGAGGTCATGGAGGGTATGCGCTTTGAGGGCGGGTTCTCTCGTAAAGACTTTACCAACTTCAAGCGTGTGTGGTCTGGGCACTTCCATCACCGCTCCAAGAAAGGAAACATCCAGTATCTTGGCAACCCATATCAGATGTTCTGGAATGATTATAAAGCAGTTCGCGGGTTTCATATATTCGATACAGAGACTGACAAGCTCAGGTTTGTGGAGAATCCATATGAAATTTTCGCAAAAGTCTACTACGACGACACACAGTCTGATTATAACAAGTTCGATATTTCAGACTACGCCAACAAATTCGTCAAAGTTATTGTCGAAGAGAAGCGTGACTACCAAATGTTTGAGTCGTTGGTTGATCGTCTTTACAATGTAGGTGCTCACGATGTTAAAATTGTTGAAACCCTAGTTGACACAAGCGAGGTAGAGGATGTAGAATTTAATGTGAAAGACACATTGACTTTGCTGACTGAGTATATTGATGAGATTGAATTGAAAGTCGATAAAACCGAACTCAAGAAACTCATGCAGTCATTATACATAGAGTCATGCGAAGTAGTCTAGAGGAATCTATGTATGTAATTACATTAGAGAATCAACCTGCGGGTGTGTATTCTGTTTTCGATGAAGACGATGACAAGATCATTCCTATTTTTGAAACTCAATGTGATGCAGAACGATACATTTCCTTCTTAGAAGATGACCCAACAAATCCTGCTTTGCAACTTGCTGAGGTAGATGTTGAAGCAATGGTTGCCGCTTGCCTTCACAGCGGACAGAGATATAGTATAATTACAGAAGACGACTTCATCGTACCACCAAATTGTTATGATTCATTTTCAGAAGATCCGTTGGAAGAACTTCCTGAGCACGGGTAATACTTTCAGCGAGATCGATCTGGTATCATCCAGGACAAATTTGATTGTTGGCGCTAACGGTGCAGGTAAGAGTACCATTTTGGATGCTCTTACCTTTTCGTTGTTTGGTAAACCATTCCGTAAGATCAGCAAAGCTATGCTGGTCAACAGTATTAATGAAAAGGATTGTGTTGCAGAGATTGAATTTACTATTGGTAAGAGAGAATACAAAGTAATTCGCAGCATCAAACCTAACAAACTAGAGATCTATTGTGATGGACTTGCTTGGAACCAGGAAGCGTCTGTAGTAGATCAGCAAAAGAATTTTGAACAGAATGTCCTGAAGATGAACTTCAAGTCATTCACACAGATTGTGGTGCTTGGCAGCAGCACCTTCGTACCATTCATGCGTCTTCCTATCACGCAGCGTCGTGACATCATTGAAGATATTCTAGACATTCAAATGTTCTCGACCATGAATGTTCTACTCAAAGATAAAATCAGAGAGAACAATGAAGAGATCAAGACACTTGATTATGATATTCATCTGATTGAGGAGAAGATCCATCTACAGAAGCAGTACATGCTGGAGTTGGAGAAACAGAACAAGGAAGCAGTAGCAAAGAAGACAGAAAAAATTAAAGAGTATAAAAAAACAGAACTCCAAGGGGTCGAAGATGTTGCAATTCTAACACAACAAATCGAAAAACTTAATGAAGAAATGCAGGAGTATCAAAAATCAGATGAAAAACTGCAGAAGTTAACAACTTATCTCAATAAACTTGAAGTTAAGTTGCACACATGTAAAAAAGAACATGCATTCTTTGAGAAAAATCATGTCTGTCCTACATGCACACAGGACCTGTCAGAAGAGTTTCGTAACGAAAAGTTGCAGGCAGGAGAATCTAAACTGAGTGAGATGAACATCGGTCACGAAGAAATTAAAGAAGCAATTTCTAAAGAGACTGCTCGATTTGCAAAGATGACTGAACTATCTAAGCAAGTCAATGATATTAACATGACTATCTCTCAGACAAACTATCAGTTGGTTTCTATTAGAAAGAGTGTTAGTGAGATTGAAACTGAAATCAAAACTCTTACTGACATGAATCCTGACAAGAAATCAGAGTTCGTTAAACTCGAAGGTCTAATTTCTGAGAAGAAAACTTTGAATAAGGATGTTTCTAATTTAAAGAAAGACCGTGATGTATTAACAACGGCTACACAACTGCTGAAAGACAGCGGCATCAAGACTAGAATTATCAAGACATACTTGCCTACGATGAACAAACTGATTAATCAGTATCTTCAGAGTATGGACTTCTATGTAAACTTTACTCTCAATGAGAACTTTGAGGAAACTATTAAGTCTAGATACCGTGATGTATTTTCATATGAATCTTTCAGTGAAGGAGAGAAAGCTCGTATTGATATCGCTCTGCTGCTTACTTGGCGTTCTATTGCTAAACTTAAGAATTCTGTGGATACTAACCTACTGATCTTGGACGAGATCTTTGATGGATCTCTTGACCAGTCTGGTACATCTGATCTAGGATGGATCCTTCGTAACTTTGATGAGAGTACCAAAGTCTATGTCATCAGTCATAAATCTAATATAGAAGATAAATTTGATAGGACGATCACAGTTGAGAAAGAGAAAAATTATTCTGTGGTCCATGAGACACTTAACGAAGTGTCCCATGCACTGGTCGGATGATCAGTTTCTGCGTTATGCTATGTACATACACGCACGAGACACATGTCAACTCAAGAAATCAAAGGTAACCTTGCCCGTCTTCTCGCTACCGAGAACCTCATCGTCGAACACAGAGTCGTCGCAACTGCTTCCTTTGATGTTGACAGGCGTGTCCTGACTCTCCCTAACTGGGACCGCGCTAGCAGCACAGTGTATGACCTGCTCGTAGGTCATGAAGTTGGTCATGCACTGTTCACACCAAACGAAGACTGGCGTGATGCTGCAAACTGCCCTAAAGACTATATCAATGTTGTAGAGGATGCTCGCATTGAGAAGTTGATGAAGCGTAAGTTTCCTGGTCTTCGTAAATCATTTTCCAACGGTTACGCCGAACTAAACGAGCAAGACTTCTTTGGTATTGCTGATGAAGATCTCAGCAAGATGAGTCTTATCGATCGTATTAACCTTCACTTCAAGTGTGGTGCTAATGCACTCATGCCTTTCAGCATCGAAGAGAAAGTATTTGTTGCTCGCTGCGATCTTGCTGAGACATTTGAAGATGTCTGCTCTATTGCTAATGACATCTATGCTTTCGTCAATGCTCCTAAAGAAGAGCAGGAAGTAGATGTGCAGATGCCTGCTGACACCAACCAAGATGGTGGTGAAGAAGGTGACCAGGAGCAGACATCTGCTGAGCAGCAAGAGTCTGAGTCTTCTGAAGAAGATCAACCTGATGCTACACCTCAGGCAGGTGGTACTTCTGGTGGTTCTACATCCTCTGGTGCAGATCTAGAAGATGTGCGTGACGACTGGTACGATGAAGATGGTAACATGACTGAACCAGAAGGTAGCAGCACTCAAGGTGGTGAGACTTCTAAAACTCAACGCGCTTTCGATTCTTCTGTCGATAGTTTGATTGACAATCATCGTCATAGGTCCGTGACTTATGTGCAGATTCCTGAGAAAATTGACCTAAATGATATTGTAGTTGACTGGTCAGAGGTCCACGAATGGATCGACCAATACTACAACGGTCTTGAAGGTCGTGGTGATGACTTCTTCACACATGCATCTCAAGAATACAAATCTTTCCGCAAGGAATCTCAGAAGGAGGTTAACTATCTTGTTAAAGAGTTTGAGTGCCGTAAGTCTGCTGACGCTTACGCTCGTGCTGGTGAATCTAAAACTGGTGTCCTTGATACTGCAAAGTTACACACTTATCGTTATAACGAAGACATCTTCAAAAAAGTAACTGTTGTTCCTGACGGTAAGAATCACGGTCTTGTATTTCTCATGGACTGGTCTGGTTCTATTGCACCTCAGTTGCACTCTACTTACAAGCAATTGCTGAACCTCACTGCTTTCTGCAAGAAAGTTCAGATTCCTTTTGAAGTGTATGCTTTCACTAATGAGTGGCGCATTGTAAACCACATGAAGAACAATACTGTTGGTGAGCATCGCTCTAGTTTCTACTATCACGACACTCGTGAAGATGGTCTTGTAGAAGGTGAAGTCTCTCTTGGTGGTAACAACTTCTTCCACCTTATGAATATTCTTTCTTCTCGTTCTAACTCCAAGGAATACGAGCGTCAGTGCCAAAACATCTGGAAGATCACTTACTCATACACAACTTCTGCTGCTGGTTACATCGGTGTACCTAACGGTCTTGAGTTGTCTGGTACTCCTTTGAACGAAGCGATCATTGCTATGAACTATGTGATCCCTAAGTTCCAGAAGGAGAACGATCTTCAGAAAGTCAACCTTTGCATCCTGACTGATGGTGATGGTTGCATGACTGGTTATGGTCGTAGAGGTTGGAACCATGCTGACGAGGAAGAATGCATCGTTCGTGGTCGTATGGACTGCAACAATGCACTTCGTGACCGCAAGACTGGTCGTGTCTACCCACAGTTCCATGATTCATACCACGCTGTAACTAACACATTCATTCAGCAGTTGCGTGACCGTAACCCTGATGTCAATGTTCTTGGGTTCCGTGTCATGAATGGTAGTAATTTGCTGAACTTTGTTCACAACTATGCTGCCGATGGTTACACCGAATACGATCGTATTCGTGAAAAGTGGAAGAAAGAGAAGTCTGCCATCATCGATAATCCCATCTCCTACACTGCGCTCTATGCTATTGCACAGACCAGTCTTGAGACTGACACTGAATTTAATGTAGAATCTGGTGCCAAGAAGGGTGAGATCACCAAAGCATTCAAGAAAATGCTAAAAGGTAAATCCACGAACAAGAAACTTCTTAACTCGTTTGTCGGATATATTGCTTGACAACCTGTTTTATATGCTATATAATTCCAGTATTCCTATTTGACTCCCGATCATGCGTAAATGGAAATCGATTTGTATCGAATACAAAAAATACGAGCAACTCCATAAGGAGAAGATCATGCTTCTGGCACTCCAGATGCAGATCAGATGCAACAAGAACTCTACCCGCCTTAAATTCATGCGTAAGGCATGTAAAGACTACTGCATGAAGCACTTCCCTGCTGCATATAAGCAGATGGAAGAAGCAGACTGGGCAGATGTCGCAAAGCGTATGAGTGCTATGTGGCAAAAAGAAAAACTCGACAACACCATCTTTGCAAAGCAGCGTGAGTTGTATCCTGCATTTTTCTATAACGGAAAGGTTAAGGACAACGCTGTGAAACTTCCTTTCGATGTATGGGAAGGTGTAGATGCTGACATTCCAGAATCCACTGTCGAAAAACCAGACAAGTTTGTTGAGGTTCAAACCAAGATTCAATTTGAACCACCATCAGACAGCAAGCAGGAGCAGATTAAGAAACTCCTGAGCATGTTTGATATTGCATCGCTGACGACCAAAGAAGGCACAGTGATCCAGTTCAACTAGTGGCACACCCCCCCTACCAGGGGGGTTTTTTATTGTATATAATATGTGCATACAACACAAAGCACCACTAATGCCCGCTCCTTCAAATCTTACTACTAAGAAACTGACCAACTATCTTTCTAAGAAGTTTGGTACTGACATCAATGCTACTCATGTTCGCATTGCTGCTAGGCATTTCGGTGTGCAATATGCTACCGCTACTAAGCGTCTTCGGGAATACTATGTCCAGCGTGGCACTTGGTCTATCGATGTAGAGCAAGCGCGTAAGGATCTCGAAGTCACTGTCCAAGCACCTGCTGCAGAACCTGCAGAGCAGAAGTCTTTCATTCCTGACAAGGATCCTAACTTCGTTCCTTTCGGTAACTTCTCTGATGTAAAGAAGATCATCCAATCCAAACTCTTCTACCCTACTTTCGTTACTGGTCTGTCTGGTAATGGTAAAACTCTTGCCGTAGAGCAAGCATGTGCCCAACTAAATAGGGAACTCATTCGTGTAAACATTACCATTGAGACTGACGAAGATGATCTTATTGGTGGTTTCCGTCTTGTTAATGGCGAGACTGTTTGGCACAACGGACCCGTTGTTGAAGCTCTTGAGAGGGGAGCTGTGCTGCTTCTAGACGAAGTTGATCTGGCATCTAACAAGATCCTTTGTCTGCAGTCTGTTCTCGAAGGCAAGGGTGTCTTCCTGAAGAAGATCGGTCGCTATGTCAAGCGTCACCCTGGTTTCAATGTCATCGCTACTGCCAACACCAAAGGTAAGGGTTCTGATGACGGTCGCTTCATCGGTACTAATGTTCTGAACGAAGCATTCCTTGAGCGTTTCGCTCTCACTTTTGAGCAAGAGTATCCTACTCCTGCTACCGAGACTAAGATTCTTGAGAAAGTTGCTGGTAATCTTGGCGTTCTCGACAAAGAATTCTGTGCAAATCTTGCCAACTGGGCAGACATCATCCGTCGTACTTTCAAAGACGGTGGCATCGATGAAGTGATCTCTACTCGTAGACTCGTTCACATCATCCGTGCATTTGCTATCTGGCAGAATCGTATGAAGGCGATCAAACTTTGCGTCAACCGTTTCGATGACGAGACAAAGCAATCCTTCATCGAGTTGTATGATAAGATTGATGCTGATGTCAACACCGAGGAAGAAAATGCCTGAACCAGGAGACTGTAACTTTATCGGTAGCGTGATCCGCCTCTTCGGAGGTGGGTCTGCCCGAGTCACTAAAGTGGATGGTGAACATATCCACATTATTAATCTTGACGGCGAGTCAGATTTTTGCTATTATGATCAAATTGAGTATGTCTGTATGCCATGATGAAGTATGATGAAGACACAATCCTTCACGAACTGAAGGACTATATTACCTCTACTTACAACCAACACTATTCGGCAGGCAATGATGCTATCCAAACTTTAGATTTGATTGAAGCATGTGGTGATGCTGAATCTTTCTGCCGATCCAACATTCTAAAGTATGCATCACGATATGATAAGAAAGGCACTGCTCGCCGTGACATCATGAAGATCTTGCACTATGCTGTGCTTCTGATGCACTTCTCTGATAAAACCAACACCACTGAAACTTACAATCAATGAGCACTGTCACACTATCAAACAACACACTAAATGTTCTCAGAAACTATAGTACCATTAACTCGTCCATTGTGTTCCGCAAAGGGAACACGGTTCGTACTATTAGTAACGCAGAAAACATCTTGGCGAAGTTCACTAGCGAGGAAGTATTTCCTATGGACTTCGCGATTTATGATCTCAGTCAGTTTCTTTCTGGGATCAATCTGTTTAGCAATCCTCAGCTTGAGTTTGACAACGAAAATTATGTCACTGTTCGTGGCGGTCGTCAGTCTGCTCGTTACTACTTTTCTGATCCTGAGATTACGCTCAAATCTGCTCCAGAAAAAAATGTAAAGTTTCCTGGTGCAGACATCCAGTTCAACATGGATGAAGAGAGTCTGAATGATTTGCGTAAGGCATCTGCAGTATACAGTCTGCCTGACCTGACATTCAAAGCGACAGAAGATAGCAACGAAGTTACTCTAATTCTTCACGATAAAGAGAATGATACCAGTAATACTTACGAACAAAAAATCTCTGGTTGTGTTACTGGTAGTTTCTCACTGGATGTCAAAATTGAAAACATCCGTGTGCTCCCAGGTGACTACACTGTCAAAGTTTCTAAGCACCTGATTTCTGAGTGGACTAATGTCAACACAGATCTTCTCTACTACATTGCACTTGAACCGTGATCCTAAAGTATCCTGAAGTCAAAGATTATATTTTCAAGTATAATCTTCTACCAGGAGATGTGTGTGACAGCATTGTCAACCGACTTGAGAAACGAAACAAATGGGAACCTCATGGTTGGTATGATGCTGTCACTAAGTCAGAAGATACTAAAGCAGATTTTCTGACTTCTAAGGATGAGAAATGTAGACTCAAAATCTTTCCATATATTAGAGAACTGTGTATGCAGTTCCATGAAAAATATTATGTGAAAGAGAATACTAACTCAGACATTTTCTGGTCAGTAACATCGTCCATAAAATTCAATAAGTATTCTGTTGGAGAGAGCATCCAACCACACCACGATCATATCCATGATATGTTCGATGGTAAATTCAAAGGCATTCCTGCTGTCAGTATCATCGGCGCATTGAACGAAGATTATGAGGGTGGACAACTGACATTCTGGAATGAATATGTAGTTGAACTGAGGAAAGGTGATGTAGTTGCATTCCCCTCAGTTTTTATGTTCCCACATGAAGTACAACCAGTCACTTCAGGTACACGATACTCATGGGTGACATGGTGTGTATAATAATATTATGCTACACTTAGAATATGAACATATTCGTCACTGATCTTTGCCCGATCAAATCTGCTCAGGTATTACCTGACAAACATATTGTGAAGATGCCTTTAGAGACATGTCAGATGTTGTCTATTGTTGCATCTACTAAGTGGGGTCGTGGTTTTGGCGATCTACCTAAACTTGATGGCACTCCATACAAGACAGACAAGGGTGCGTTTCGTAACCACCCATGTACTATCTGGGCACAACAACGCTGGTCATGGTTGATACGCCATGGTCTAGCATTGTGTGATGAGTACACATACAGGTATGGTAAAATACACAGTTGTGAGAAGACTATTCTCCACGCTGAGAAGATCTTCCCATTCCAATATCTTGGATCTGTAGCAGACAAGACCTGGGAATTTGCTAGAGCAATGCCAGACCAGTGGAAGTATGATGATACTATCGATACTCCCACTGCATACAAACTATACATTGCGTCTAAACCTTGGGTAAAGGATAACTACCTTCGCAAACCAGAACGCAAACCTGATTGGATTTAATTATGAGCAAAGAATTTCTGTGGGTAGAGAAATACCGCCCCAGCATTGTTGAAGACTGCATTCTTCCTGAGAGTATCAAGGAAGTCTTTCAGGGTTTTGTCAACCAGGGTGAACTGCCCAACCTGTTGCTGAGTGGCACCGCAGGAGTCGGCAAGACCACCATCGCTAAGGCGCTGTGTGAGGAGATTGGTGCCTCTTACATCGTGATCAATGGATCAGATGAAGGACGCTTCCTAGACACCGTGAGGAACCGTGTGAGGCAGTTTGCCACTACAGTCTCACTGACTTCTGGAGCGTCCCACAAGGTCGTTATTATCGATGAGGCAGACAACACCACTAGTGATGTCCAACTGTCTCTCAGGACTGCTGTGGAGGAGTTCCATAGCAACTGTCGTTTCATTTTCACATGCAACTTCATCAACAAAATCATCGAACCATTGCACTCACGCTGCACGGTCGTTGACTTCAGGATCAAACCTGAGCAAGCAACCAAGTTGCAAGGTGAATTTTTCACTCGTCTCAAAACTATTCTGACTCATGAGGAAGTTCAGTATGAAGATAAAGTTCTCGCGAAACTTGTTAAGAGGTATTATCCAGATTGGCGCAGGCTTATTAATGAGTGTCAGCGTTACGCTGCCACAGGTTCTATCGATTCCGCTATTCTCGTTGATGTTGCTGATATTAGTCTTGACAGTTTGTTGGGGTCTCTCAAACGAAAAGAGTTCACCTCAGTAAAGAACTGGGTGGTCCAACATATGGACAATGATCCGAGCATGGTGATGCGTAAGATCTATGATAGTCTGTATGGTGTACTAAAACCATCATCAGTTCCAGAAGCGGTATTGATTATTGCTCAGTACATGAAAGACATTGTTATTGTTCCAGATCAGGAGATTAATTTACTAGCATGTTTAACAGAAATCATGATGAGGTGCGAGTTCAAGTAAAAACTACACCAGAAAATGTTAGGGAAGCGCATGAAGGACTTTTTCATGCTACAATGAACCTACCAGATGCTGCAGCACACTGTGGCATGACTCAAAAGGAGTTAAAAATGACATTCTTTGAATATCTTAAGTACAATGCCCCAGACTTTGAAATCACTGAAGACACCGCTCCGCTATCCAGGGGGCAAAAGCAGGGCGCTAGCAAACCTGTTCCGATTCCTCCCCGACCTTTCCCAGGCAACCGAGTATCGTGAACCATTCTTGGGCGGCGGTAGTGTCGCCCTTGAGGTTACTAAGCGTTACCCGCACATCGATATTTGGGTCAATGATTTATACGAACCACTATACAATTTTTGGTGTGAATTGAGGGACAACGGTCGTGAAGTTAAGAACATACTCCTCCAACTTAAACAAAGGCACCCTGACCCCGCTTCCGCGAAGCAACTTTTCTTGGATGCTAAAGACTACCTGTCGGGATCTGCTACAACAGATAAGTTTCCGCCATATTCTGAAAACATATGGCGTGCTGTTTCTTTCTATGTTGTTAATAAGTGTTCTTTTTCGGGTCTTACTGAGAGTTCCTCCTTCTCCAAACAAGCAAGCGATTCCAACTTCTCTCTTGCAGGGATCGATCGTCTCTCCCAGTACCAAGATCTAATTGGAAACTGGAAGATCACCAATCTATCGTATGAAGATCTCTTGACTGATGACAAGAAGGTATTTACATACCTAGATCCACCGTATGAGATCAAAGACAATCTCTATGGTAAGAAGGGATCGATGCACAAAGGATTCAATCATGATGACTTTGCTACCCAGTGTGACAGATTCATTGGTCCACAGTTGATTTCCTATAACAACTCACAACTTATCAAAGATAGGTTCAAGGAGTGGACAGCTGCGGAATTTGCACACACTTACACCATGCGCTCCGTGGGGAGTTATAATATAGATCAAGCAGCTCGCAAGGAACTAGTCCTACTAAATTATGAAGTGTGAAGTCCGTCTCTATGTTGCAGGTCAAGTCTTTAACGAGACAGTGATCGCTCGCAACTATCAAGAAGCAAAAGAAGTCGCTCTTGCTCGTAATCCTAATGCCAAAGTGCTTGGCGTCAATGCTAAGTTCTAATGGCAGGAATCAATATCTCCACTGTTCGCAAGGAGATTCCCGTGTTCATTCTTCACGAGGATCCAGAACAGTGGGGACTTTCTCGTATCATCAAGAAACATAGAAAGAAGCATCCAGAATCGTACAAAAGCAATGTCAATGCATGGCATAGTGCTTGGGATACTCATAAGATAAATCATAAGTTTGATCCATTCGTTGAGCACCTAGTTGGTGCTTGTGAATTTATCATGGCAGGTTACTATGATCATGATGCAAAACTCAACTGCAAAGATTTTTGGGTGATGCAATATGAGAAGGGAGATTCTGCCGAACAACATCAACATTTTCCATATACATTTGCATGTGCATATTATGTTGATGCTGAAGAGGGTTGCTCTCCTATTATATTTGAGGGTAAACTAGAGATACCTGCTGAGACAGGTAAGTTAATTATATTTCCTGCTTATCTTAAGCACGAAGTGCCACCAACTGATTCAAAGAGAACTGTAATTTCTGCAAACATATGTCTTACCAACTAAAAGATTATTTGTATTCAATCAACCAATCTAAGAAGAACATTCTCAATGATGATACTGATGCTGAGCGAGGGTATCCTCCTTACATTGTTAACAGGTGCCTCAGTTCTTTCACTGATACTATCCTCTATGTCAATGAGATGAACAAGTGTTCGCACCTACCAAAGAAGATGCAATATGACTTTTTACTAAATAGTGTGAAGCCTAGGAAGCGTTTCTCTCCTTGGGCACGAAAAGATTCTATTGATTATCTTGATGTAGTCAAAGATTATTATGGTTATAATGACGATAAAGCTTTGCAAGCATTGAGAATTCTCACCAAGGATCAACTAGATAGTATTACATATTCATTGAGAAAAGGTGGTAAGCATGAGCGTTGAAACTGAAGTACAGTGGAAGCAATCTGATATGATTGAAGTGGTTCTCAAAGAACCAGATGATTTCCTCAAGGTGAGAGAAACACTGACTAGGATTGGTGTAGCATCACGCAAAGAAAAAAAGATTTATCAGTCCTGTCA